CTCAAGCTCACACCTCCATAGTCCTAAAGAGCAAAGGGATTCCCACCCTTTGTATCGGCGTTTCTGGTCCCACTAATTTAATAGCAGGCCTGCCTCTCGCCAACCAAACGTTTTCGGCCGTTCGGCTGACAGACTGGGCTCTCATGGAGTGTGACGTCAGGGAGAGTCATTTGAGTCCGACTCCTCCCTAATCCGCTGTACAGTTTCTAGGAACATGTTATAGTGGCGACCCCAAAGGTCACACACTGGAACTCTGGGGACCCAACAATTAATCTTTCCAGTATTAATTGCTGTAAAATCCAGAGTCGACAGATCCGAGGCGTATACCTTACGTATATCCGTCCAGTAGTGTTTGAACCGTCCTTTCCCCCCAAGAAGAGATTTGCATAGACCTAGGTCTATACGAGTCCGTTTCTGAGGAACTACCTTTTTAACACGCTCGCCGTTTAGGCAAGCAGTAGTTATAGAAGGACAGCCCTGGGAGACTGATTTTGTCATGAACTGTGCAAAACAATCCACTTCTTTACCAATCCACCCCACTACCTCCACATTTCCCTTAAATCCTAATCTCCTAAGTGCTTTGATAGATCTATCATCGGGTCTAGTGACAGAAGTCACTAACAATTTGGACCCAGACTGTCTAAAAGGCTCAAATAGGCACTTTTTTGAACGTCGACCTTCGGGTCGAAGTTGAAAAAGTTTTCCATTAGCCAGACAGTATCTTGATCTAGACACTTGGAGTCGCGACATTGGCGCCTCAACTTCCGTCGAATTCTTCGACCGTAATGGAAGTCCGAGACCGCCAAGTGCTTGTGGCAAATGCCACGAAACTGACAACTGGTTGACCCAATCTGTTTTAAGGATTGAGTCGAAGGTTTGATACCATAACGTTTCAGCACGTTCCTTTTCGACATCCGAGAATCCTGAGAGCCAAAGCTTTAAGGACTCTCGAAGATCGAGAGGTGAACGAGGTTCTGAATACGTACGGGCATCAAACTGCATCATACCAGCCGCGTTAGGATAAGGTACCTCACATATTCCAAGTTCACTATGAGTAAAGCATTGAGAGTTTATGACACAAAAGTCACGACTCTTATATACCTTACCCACAGAAGGTGAGAGACCAACATGAGCGGATATTCTCTTCCAAAGAGAATACTCCTTCTCACCCCCGAGGAACAGTCCATCGTCTCCGTTCACTAAAATCTTATCCTCCGGTCG